AGAAGGAGTTGGTGTCGCCGCTAAAAGGAGAACGCTCCCACCGCCAATCCCGCTCACCGTTCTGCTTGCACTTCCCGTACTCAGTGTTCTCCTGACGGTACCAGTCATACCACCGGCCCTCACCGCCCATGGAGTAAATCTTGCGTCCGAAAATCTCCTGCTCAGACAGGATAAAGAGCTTGTCCACGGTTTCGCCCATCTTGGGTTCCTTCCCGCCAGTGCCGGTCAGCTTGACAGTGGGCTTGATAACAACTTGCAGATCAGAGGGAAGGTCATTGAACACAGTGTTATTCAACTTCTTACGAAGAGCAGAATCCTTCCAACCGCCCTTGTTGGTGAAATCGTCATTCATAGGCATATCCTCGTTCAGCGTCTCCACGCACTCGAAGGAAATGGGATTGATCTGACCGTTATTACTGTAATCGTGATTGAATCCGATGATACGAGCCGTTAGAACAGTGCCATCATGCAGGAAGAAACTCTTGGTATCACCCAGGGCAAACACCTTGTCAGCCATACCGGACTGAGCGTACATGGCAATCTCGGCCCAGGAGCAATCTTCCAATTTCAGCTTGGGCAGATTGACCGCAGACTGGTCGAAACCGCAGGGACAAACGGTTTTCTGGGCAGTAGCCGCCTTGATGATCTGGCTCTGGAACGCAATGGTCTTTTCCATTTTCTCAAACTCAGCCGCAAGGCGAGAAATACACTCGTTCATAAAAATCTCCTTTTCAATCATGGAAATGTTTGTTATAATCAGGTTGAGCTTTTGCGCTTGCCGTCTTTCGGTCTGCATACCGAGGACGGCTTTTTCTTTTATAGGGATAGGGGTCAAATGCGCCGGACAGCTTACAAAACACATAGAAACAGGTGAGAGAAATGACCATATAGATCGTTCCGGTTCCCAAAGAAATCGTGTCCTGCTCAATGCCACCGACTACACCTAAGAGCCAGAAAAACGAGAAGAACGCTAGAACTCCAAAAACCTTTTTCATTCACTCACCTTCTTCCAGGCATATTGCTTGCCGTATTTTTGCCGATACCAATTTTCAAACTCGACTCGATGACTGTTGTCTTTGAAGTAGTCCCGGACTCTCTGAGCCAGCAACAGGCTTGCGGCTCTGACCTGGGCTTGTTTTTGGGATACGAACACACTCACGGCTCCCGGCACAACCCCATGCGTTCCTGATACTCACGGAGAATGTCAAGGGAACGGCGCAGAATTTCATCAGCCTTGCAGCCGGTACGGACACAGGAGAGTGTTGCAGACATTTCAAACTTGTCCGTGATAAGACCTTCATCGGACAACCGGCGAATGAGCCAGGTATAGGTCAAGCTCGAATCAGCCACTATTTCTCTGATCTGTTCCGCATACTTGGTTCTTTCCTGTTCCGTCAGTCGGACAACCGGAGTGTCAGGAGTCCAGTAGGGACGAGGGGTAGGGGTTCCCGCCATCAAAGCGACCTCCTTTCTCAAATTTACAACTAAAGTTAGAAATAATCCTTGAAAGGAAAACTCCCTCATGCTATACTGAACTTGCCACAGTACAATAAGCATTGGAGATTTTCTTTTGACATAGGAGCCGGGTTCCTTTTTAAGAAGAGGAAGCTGACCCCTCGGATTACTATTGCCTGTTTTCTAACTTTCGTTGTTGTTATGAGTATATCGTAGTTATCGTAGTTTGTCAATAGGCAGCATAGTAGTTTTCGTATTTTCTTAGAAATGATCTTACGGAGGGATACGATATGTTCAAAACGAGATTTGAAAAATTATGTGCCGAACGAAATATTTCACCAGCGGCAGTATGTAAAGCTATTGGTTTATCAAACAGTATATATAGCAAATGGAATGAAAACTCATTACCCAGAAATGGCACTTTGCGTAAAATATCAGAATATTTTGATGTTTCCATTGAATATCTAACGGGAGAAACCGATTCTCCTAATATCACTTTGAAAGACCGTTTATTCCCAGAAGATACTTATTCCCTTCAAGAAAAAGAATTAATAGACCTGTTTCGTGACAGCAGTCCTTCTATTCAATTTGAGGTCATCACTATATTGAAAAATCACATAAAAGAAAAAACAAATTCTACAAAGAGAGCTTCTGGCAAATAAAATCATTGACTTGTCTGAATGGAGAAAGACATTATGAAAAGTGTGAAATTTCCGATTGACCTCTCCATGTTGACCGAAGAGGAAATAGACCAATTTCGGCAAGACCCTTCCACGCTCCTTGAGGGAGATACCGATGTATCTCTGTATCTCCGGTTCAGCTCTGAAAGACAGCGTGAACAATCCATTGAGGGCCAACTTCGGGACTGCCGTTCCTTCTGCAAAGTAAACCGATACCGTATAGCTGCCATCTATGTTGACCGGGCCACAACAGCCAGGAAAGATGTAGAGAAGCGTATTCACTTCCAGGAAATGATACGGGACAGCGAGAAGAAACCTTGGAAATATGTTGTAGTGTGGAAGTTAGACCGATTTGCCAGGAACCGAACAGACAGTGCCTTATTCAAATTCCGGCTCAGGAAAAATGGTGTTCGTGTAATCTCAGCCACAGAAGCTATCTCCGAAAAACCGGAAGGTATCATTCTTGAAGCAGTTCTGGAAGGTATGGCTGAGTTTTATTCTGCTGACCTTTCACAGAAGATCACCAGGGGAATGAGAGAATCTGCCTTGAAATGTCACAGCATTGGTGGTCATGTTCCTCTCGGCTACAAAATTGAAGATCATAAACTTGTTGTTGACCCTAACACCGCTCATATCGTCCAGGAAGCCTTTCAGCTTTATGCTAACGGGGAGACTGTTGCTGAAATATGCCGTATGTTTAATACCAAAGGCTATCGAACAGCCAAAGGTGCTGAATTCAACCGAAACAGCTTTAAGTCCATGTTCCGAAACGAAAGGTATATTGGAGTTTACACTTACCGTGATATTCGTATTGAGGGTGGTGTTCCGGCCATCATTGACAAGGAACTATTTGAAACGGTATCTCATAGGCTCTCAGTCAACGCAGAAGCCCCGGCAAGGGGTAAGGCTAAGGTAGATTACCTCTTGGCCGGAAAGCTCTTCTGCGGCCATTGTGGAGGGTCTATGAACGGGGAAAGCGGAACCAGCAAAACCGGAGCCATTCATAACTATTACACCTGTTACTCTCGGAAGCGTCATCATTCCTGCGACAAGCGTCCTTTGAAGAAAGAATGGATAGAACGGATTGTTGCACAAGACGCAATGGAACTCATGACCGATGAAGTCATTGAAGAATTGGCTGATATGGCTATGGCTCAGACAGATCAAGACTTGAAAGAAAATACCCGTATCCCTGAACTGACTGAGCGAAAGAAAGAGATAGAGAGTGGTATTGCCAACATCACAAAGGCCATTGAAAAAGGAATTGCTTCTGACTCTCTGATGGAGCGTCTTGTAGAGCTGGAAAAAGACAAAAAGAAAATCCTCCGTCTATTGGAGGAAGAAGAAAAGTATGTGTGTCGGATTGACCGGGAACAAATCATATTCTGGCTTGAGAAGTTCAAGGATGGTAACCTGGAAGATGAAGGGTTTAGAAGAATTATCATTGACCTCATAGTGAACTCTGTCACGGTCTGGGACGAGCCTGACGGCTTTCGTATCACTACCGCATACAATCTGACCTCTTGTAAAAACAAGACATACCGGGTTTCTCCTTCTTCTGGGAAGGGGTTCGGATTTGAGGGGTCAGAGTCCACCATTGAGCGCAAATCCGAACCCTACATTGTTTGGGGTACGGTATTTGTGCAAACGAAAAAACACACCTTACCATAATCGGTAGGGTGTGTCTCTTTTTATTATTCGCCGGTGAACCCGTTGGCCTTGGCACATTTCAAAGCACAGAGAACCAATTTGTGCCGTTTCAGTTCCTTTTCGTAAACGGCTCTCGGAACACCTTCGGAAATCGGGGAAGCGGTTAAAACTCTCTTTCGATCTCTCACTACCTTCCCCTCATAGTAAGAGATAATATCGTCAATGTTCATATCGCAGGACTCTCCAAAGAACCTTCCGGTTCCTGTTTAGGCGTAAACTGATTAGCTTTTGCGGCTGCGTACTTAATTCCTTCCCCGTCAGCACTGGTATTCTCAGCTCGGCTCTTATCCACAATGCGGACAAGCACAATGGATATGGCGGTTCCGATAGGAGTAAAAACTACCGTCCAGCAAGCCAGGGCACCGGTGTACTGATATTTGATGCTCAGGACGGCCAGAAGAAATCCTCCGACCAGTCCTATGAGTAACAGGAATACCAGTAAAACAGCCAGACAGTTAGTAAAGCCGAGCCGTTCCAGCAAGACAAGAAAGCGGCTTTTTGTAGGAGCCACCCTCTTGCCGGTTCCCATCAGGCCAGACCGTGTTCTTTTGCGAAGCGATAAAACAGCACAGCCGCCTGTTCACGAGTCAGAGGGTCGGCCCACATCATATTAGGCTGACCATCTACGGTAGTACCGTTACCGGCAAACAAACCGACCTGGATTGCCCACTCACGAGCCTTGGCACTCCACTCGCCGCAATCGTTATCTTGGAGACTCTTACGATACTCATTCATGGCGATTTTGAACTTCTCATTGAACTCGGTCTGAGTCATCTCTTCCTCTTCCTTTCCGCTCAGGCGTTTATTAACCTCTTCTGCGATTTGACCATGCCGAGAGTAGAGGTATTCTCCCGGACAGCTTTTGTTGGCGAACCACCGATGTACGGTCATGACCATTTCATTCGCCTTTGGCGTGTACGCCAGCGTCTTGTCCTTGTCCCCAAACCATAAGAGCTTGGTCTTGCCGTTTCTTCGGCAAATATCAGTAACAAGGTCAAGCATGGCAGCAAACGCTTTTTCCGTAACGGTATACGGCTCATTACTTTCACTCGCTACTTCCAGAGTGATTGCACGATGGTCATTGGCAGAAGAAGAGCTGCACCAGGAACGGTCACTCTCACTGACACATAGACCGATACTTCCGTCATAACCAACGACATAGTTACAGGACGCTTGTTTGCTGGTGGGCTGAAAAACCTCACAGCCCCTTTTTGCCGTAACCTGACCGACAAAACAATGAATTGTAATGCGGTCAATGGAATGGTTACGGGGGCTGTTTTTATTTGGAGAAATCAGGGTGTAGGTTGCTAAAGTGCTGTTACTCATTCTTCTCACCCCACCCCATAATCTCACGCAGCTTATCAAACCCAAACATTGCGGCATACGCTACCATGAAACCGATCACCACGAAAGATACAACGATGTACCAAGTGATGGGTAAAGCCTTAATCTGATAATAGGCAAAACCGGAAGCCATAGTGAGGGAAATAGCCACAATCAGGGCCAAAATATTTGTAGGCAGCTTGTCCCAGGTTACCTTCTTTGCAACCTCGACAATCACATTGGTCAGAGCCACAAGAAGGCCGATGATGGTAATGATGACAGACATATCCATGGTATTTCTCCTTTCTCATTTTGGTGACTTTGGTGAATGATTTTCGATTTTTACCATAAACTCTCTTATAGAACGCTCTCTAAAGAGGGTTTTATGCAAAATCAAGAAATGAGTCACCAAATACACCAGAAGCACAAAATATTATTTGTGGAAACTTAATATTTTTAGTTGTCCTGTTCGTTGGAAGAAGAGCTGAGAAAGTCATGTTTTTGCAGACGATCATCATAACTTCGACTGATATTGGCTATGGCGTGAACGGCACGATTGTTTTTGTAATCCTTGTGTTCACGACAATAGCGTTCGTAAAAGTCAATGTCAGCCAGAATATCAATGAACTCTTCCTTTGTGTGGGAAATATCCCGCAACAATTCGTTGTTGAACCTAAGAATACGGGCACGGTGTTCATCTGCGTTTCTCGCTTCATTGGCTTTCACATGGTCAGCCAAATCTTTCTTCACAGTTTCCAATTCTTTCAGAACATCAGAGTTAATGGCTCTCCCGATAGCCTTTGCGATTGCAGACCAGGGGTTGACCTTAATAGGGGCGATTTGGATAAGGGTCAGCAGAAACAGGAGCGTACCACCCCCATAACTTAAAATCTCTTGGATACCCATGTTTCCTCCATTGGTGTCAGATTTTGAACTTACTCAACCTTTTCCCAGGCATTGGGATATGCGTCAGGACTCCAAACATTCCCGTCAACCAAGGAGCGATACAGGGTACCATTGTAGTTCACAATGTCCCCGGTATTATACGCATCGTGTACCCCGGACGGCTGACTCCAAACGGGATAGCCGCTGTCATCAAGGCCGAAAGCGTCATATAGACTCTCACTGTCAGGGCCGGGTTTCCAGTTGTCCTGAGAGGTATGAGCCTGTACCACCTTGTAAAGCTGCGGGTCACCAACGGAATTCGTACCGTAGGAGAAAATATCGCCCACGGCATAGGTGTGGTCAGGTTCCCACACGGGATACACCGTAGAAACCTCCATGGCCTGTTCCTCAGACAGACTCCCGGCAAACATCTGGACAACCTTCCTGAACTGTTCCGCATTTTTCAGATTGTCAATGTCGGTCAGCAGAGCAATCAGATTGTCGGCATAAATGCCGTCATCTACCTGGGTAACGGATACGGTTTCCACGCCCTCAAGATCAGGAAGCCCCTCCACATGGTAGACAGTCCCATCTACCACAATGCCCTGAGCGTTCTCGATGTCACTCAGGCCGTAGGACTCATTCTCCTGCATCTTCACCCATACCGGACTGCCGATAGTGGCAAACAGGGTACCGCCTTTATAAATCTTATACATTGCATTCCCAGCCTTTCTTATTTGGATAGAACCCAAACAGGGATTTCACATATTGATTGGTCTGTTCTCTCACCTTGAAGCTGTTTCCTCGCTTCATGTGGCCGTGGTAGCTGTCTACGGAACATCGAATATCTGCCAGGGTCATTCCCCCTCTTTTCCACTTTCCCTGAAAAGAACGAAGTTTTTTGCGAATCAGTTTGGTGGAAGCCGGGTTCATTTTCAAAACCACTTTGCCATTTGAAGTGATGATGAACTTGGTCTTGAGCCATCGGAAGTAATCAGCCAGGGGAATGACCCTCGTTTTCTTCCAGTTCAGGCGTAATCCCAAACGGTCACACATCATTTCCAAGCCGAATATACATTCTGTTTTCAGATAATCAATATCCTCGTGAATGGCGTACCCATCGTCCATGTACCGGGCATAACCCTTAATACCGAGATTTTCTTTGAAGTAGTGGTCAAGAGGACTTGGAAGCAGGAGCGCATTGGTCTGAGAAATCTGACTGCCAAGCCCTAAACCAACAGGGCCAAAATCGGAAATGAAACTGTTGTGAAGCTCCCGGACACGATCATCATGGAGCCGTCTTTTCGATTCTCTCAACAGGGGAGCATGAGGTGCTTCATCGAAGAAACTCTTGAAATCGTAGACCAGGATTCCACCTGTCAGGCCATGTTTCCGAAAATGCCTTTTCAAGTGCCGCACCAGTCTCCTGAGTGCGAAATCCATTCCACGATGTTTCAGGCTTGCCGAGTTGTCATAGATGAATGAGGACGAATAGATAGGTACAATGCAGTAATCGCATAGACATTTCTGAACCGCTCTTTCCGAGATATGGACGGAACGAATGTGTCGTTTCTTGCCACGCTCCATGATGTAGAACTCATGGAAGCCACGGTGTTTGAAGGTTCCGGTCTGCAATGCTTTCCAGGTGGCGGCAATGTTGGGAATGAGGTTTCCTATATACCGCTGAGTCGAATTCTTCCAATACACACCCTTGCAGCATTTCTTACCGGAAAGGTATAAATGCCGGAACGAAAAGACTTCATCGAAATCCCCACAAGATAGGCTCTTTTTCTTTCGGGCCTCGTCCCGCTTCGCCTTTCTGCGTTGATAGCGGATTTCTCTCCGTTCTTCACTTGTCATAAAAAGGGGTTCCCTCCGTACAGTATTTTGTAGGATACGGGTTGTAACTGCTTAGTAATAACAGCCATGAAATGAGTTACCGTATATCACTCACCATGCAAGCAGCGTCCGGCTGATTACATCGGAAGCTCCCGTTACCGGAAGGGGCATATTTCATTGATATGCCCGGATGTTTTAGCCATTTGGCAGGGTACAAGCCCTCCCTCTGCAAAAGGTTCTGATTTCGCCCAATGGGGTTACTACGACTGACCTATACGAAGTTGCAGAGTCCGAAGGACACGCCATTACTGTTGTTGGCGTTGTTATTGTTGGCGTTGCCGTCACTGTTGACATTGCAGAAGTTGTTGGTGTTGCCGCTATTAGGAGAACGCTCCCACCAGTTGTTCGCAGAACAATAGCAACTAAACAGGACTTGACCCAATATCAAAAACTTACTCCGGCAGATTTTTATATCTGTCGTTATCAGCTTTCTTCACCTTGGAAATGAGCTGCGCTTCCTCTTTGATAAGATTTCCAAACTCCAACATAGCATGGTCAATCCACGGACACTTTTCAGGATTTTGGAGAATACTGTCATAGAGTAAAGTCAGCTTGGGACTTAGGTTTTGGAGGGTAATGTTCGCTTTCGTCAGACAATCCCGGCGCATCTGAGCTTCGTGCTTGTTCTTGGGATAGATGTTGTTGGCCGCTCTCACTTCATCGTGAACGGCGGAAGCAAGGTGCATGATCTTGTAAAGAAGATACGGGCCGTAGCGTTTCGGAGCCTTGGTGACTACCGAAAAGGCATGGACTTCCAGCTTTCGAGCGGTTTCAACGAACTGCATAGCACTTTCGCCACGCATGGCCTTGATGACAGACATAAGTGTTACCCTCCTACCCGCCCCTTCCGGGGCGGGATTGACACGGATTGTGGATTAAACGCAGAAGCCGAAGGACACGCCAAAACTGTTGTTGGCGATGTTACCGTTGGCGCTGCCGCCACTGTAGACAGTGCAGAAGATGCCGGTGTCGCCGCTATAAGGAGAACGCTCCCACCAGGGGTTCGCAGAACCATTGACCTTCTTGATTCTGGAATTACCGGCCTTGTACCACTCATACTGATTGCCCTCTCCGGAAACAGAGTAGGTGGTAGTACCGAAAATCTCAATCTCGGACAGCAGAAACAGCTTGTCAGAGGTGGTCTGCGTTCCACTGGAAGAACCGTTGCCGGTACCGGACTTCTTGTTTACCGACTTGATGACAGATTGCAGAGCGGACGGGAGCTGACTCAGGTAGGTACTCATTCTGCTTCTCATGGCAGAACTGTTCCAACCGCCAACATTAGTATTGCTGCTGTTCATCTGAGCGGTAGCGTTCAGACAGTCAACCATCTGGAAGGTAATACCGGCCTTTCCACCAGAAGTCAGATTATCATGGTTGAACCCGATAATCTGAACCTGATAATTGACCCCTCCGATGTTGACGGTCTTAGTGTCACCGACCTTGAAGAACTGCTGAGCCATACCCAACTGAGAACAGATACCAATGTCGGCCCACTCGGTATCTTCCAGATCATCTCCGATTTTAAAGGGATAGACCGTTACGATACCGATAACTTCGAGGGTATAGGTTCTGGTCTTCTGCTGACTGTTGAAGGTGTAGGTCAACTGCCAGTCACCCAGGACGGTAGGATAAAGAACCGCTTCTCCCCCAGAAACCCTTGCGCTGAGAACCTTACCGTCCTTGCTCATGGTAACCGTGGTACCGTTGTCCGCAATGACATGAACCTCAGCGGGAGAACCCTTCTGGCTCAGTGCGTACAGAGCGTCATTCACGGTGGGGTCAGACTGACTCAGTTCCAGGGCCGTCTTCGTGGTGTCGGACAGAAGATTGGCTTTGTTCTGTGGGGTGCCGACCACGGTACACCCAGCAGGGTTCAGGGAAATGTCCATGGTGGCCGTACCAGCTAAGAGCTGAGAACGCCATTCCTCATAGCTCTCAGGCATGGTGGTTGGGGCTTTCAATGTACGGGAAGTACCGTCCCCCTTGATAATGGTGTCTTTCATGTTATCCTCCTTTATTCACCGCTGTTATAGAGATTGGCGTAATAGAACGCTGCCACGGTGCGGTCTATTTTGGAGTAAAGCTCCGTTTCCACCTTGGTCAGTGTCTTGTCAATCACAAACAGCAGATATTCCATGTCATTTGCGACAGAGAATGTCAGTCCGTCTAAGGTGGGCGGGACTGCTGGCGCATCTGCCGGAAGCGAGAGCTGCTGACGCAGAATGACCAGATCATTGAGATAGGCCGTTGCGAGGGATTGTGTCGGGGTATCTCCCATGGCCCAATTTGTCTTAGCGGAAACAACCACAGAGGAAGGGTTATAAGGCACATGATAAATAGGGTCATCTGCAACTCCTTTCTCAGCCCGGTAAGCGTCAAGCTCATTAGGGATAGAAGTCATTCTGTTCGCAATATAGGCAACCGCCTGTCCTACACGGTTCATGTCAGTGTAGTTATAGGCACCTTTCATTCCGGCCATGTATTCAGCCTTTTCCTCGGCGGTGAGGGCATCAAGCCCTCCCGTGAGGATTTTGTTTTTCAAGGTGAAAACCCTGTCAACATCGGCCTGAGTGCGGTCATAGACCAAAGTATCAATGACGCTCATATCAATCCTTTCACCTTCATCTTTCCGCTCAGAGAGCCGTTGAATATGATTTCATCGACCAAGATCAATGCGTCCATTTCATCGGTGTAAAGGGTTTGCAGACCGATAATATCACCAACTTCCATTTCCGGGTTACCCCGGTAATTGGCTTCATAGGTGTTCCGTATGGTCAGATAGCTCATGACATGATTGGCAAGAGCCGCACACATTGTATCGTTGGTAATGAGAGGATTTTCCTCCTTGTCGATTTCACCCTCTAAGGCTACGGGGTAGGAAATGACCACCGAGTTCTCAGAGAGCGTCTTGCCGGTAATCACCACAGATTTAGTGCCGGAGGATAACACCAAATCCGCAGCTCTGGCATAGATGTTGGAGGAAACCAACGAACCGCCAGATACCGAGATGTTTATATCTTGTGCCGGACCAGAGAACTCAACATGAAGCTGAGTCTCGGTGGTCGTTCCCTCAAAGAGTGTCTGCGAATCATTGTTCGCAGCGTAGGCGTACTTAGCAACCGATACTGCCTTGAGCTGGTCAATTTTCGAGATTTTCTGGCTCTTCTCATTGATGGAGGTAAAGTCCAGAGTAAAGTCAGTCTCTCGATAATAAATCTTGCTCACTCGCATTCTTCGGTAGGGTAGATTTCCGTACATGGTTACTTCAATTTTGGTACAATCCACCGCATTATTGGTAGAAATAAAAACCTCGGAAGAATCAACCTGTACGGTTTGAGTGTCAAGCAAGGACGCTCCCTTGTAATACTTCACCTGAACAGAAGAAGGGTACTCGTCCAGGGGAGAATCAAACCGAATTGCCAAGACAGGAAGATCATGAGAAACATCGAATTCTTTGGTGAAGACAGGTGGGGTGGAGAAAGAACCGTTTTCCCCGGTCATTGCTTCGCTGATAAAACCCCTACCGGTTGGGTTCTCGTCTTGGATAATTACTTGATTACCACCATTCAATGTCCACCGGTTTAATTCAAGAGTAGCATAGGTGTTACCAGCGGTATTACCTCTGTCCACAGTGTTCCACTCGCTGTACCACAGATGACCGTTGTCGTTCCACTCGCCACTGTAAATGCCGGTCACGGTAACACCAAAGGGCTTAATGTGAATGATATTGTCATCATCGGTAAACAAGCGACAACGGCAAGCATGAGCGATAAGCTGCAAACAGTTCATGTGGGTGTCAATGGGTAGAGCTGCCGTTGTGAACATCTGCTTCAAGGCAGGGTCAATGTCCCAAGGGTTTGTCCCGTGTTCGGTTAGGGTCAGCCCTGCGTCTAGCAGGACTTCTTCTGCCATATCATAAAAATTCTTGTTTCCCAACTTGCTCTTGTAGAAAGTGCCGCTGAGACTGCCGATCAAACCCGTACAGGAGAAAGTAGCCTGATTGTTCTGAGCAGTAGGCTTTCCGTTCAACAGGTACTTATCTGCCTTGAGCTTTTCGATTGTTCCATCTGGAAGCTCATATCCATACCGAATAGAGATAGGGGAATTCTTGTCTACATAGGAGTAGATACCTGTCGGATTATCCGGGTCATAATTGTGTTCGTAATCCATAATCACGAACTGCATGGTTTCGGTGGGGAGTCTTCGACTAAGAGGGTCAACATCGTGACTTTGCTTCACAGACACAATGTCCTTATTTTGAAACATTACCTCAACACCGTATAGAACTCGTTCCAGTCTGGGACGGCGGTAAGGCAAACATTTTCCGAAGGTGATTGTGATTTTATCGCATTGATCAGACCTTGCGGCAATAACCACGGTAGTTCCGGTAACAGGCTGTGTTACTGTTTCGCTCACCTGTCCATTCAACCAGAATTCTACCGCAACCATTTCAGGCCACTCTTGATACCGAGTATCAAAAGTTAAAGTCAGACCGGGAAAGTCATGAGGATAGGTGAAGGTTTTAGTCATAACCGCTTTAGTCGTGAACTCACCTTCATCATTACTCATAAGACTGGACACAAACCCATCGTACATTGTGCCGGAAGCCGGAACAATAACCGTATTGCCGTCTAAAGCCCAGCGGTTCAGTTCCAGAGCTGCATAGGACTCTTCATAGTCAAAATTGTAGTCAAGCGTATCGAATTCAGAATAACTCTGCGCTCCATCACGGGCCCACCTACCATCGGTAGCCGCTGTTGCGTCTACATTTCCGAAGGAAATCTCCACATAAGAGCGGTTACGAAGCATGGACTTCATACTGGCTTTGTAGGCATTGCTGACCGCTTTCATGTGACACCTCCTTAAAATGGTTCTCCACAGTCAATCAGGTTGACTTTGCAGTTGATGTAGTCAAGCGGAAGCTGTGTGTTAGGGTCAAGGTGGAACGGCTCTGCGGTTCTATTGTCTGGGTACATCTTTCGAGTAGTCCAGGTATTGTTCACCATATCCGGGTAACTGACTGTTACATAGAAATTGGAGAACTCTTTCAAAATGGCCGACCATTGTTCCGCAGTCAGGTAAGCCCATTCCAAATTGTTTAACTTCTGCTGTTCCCGGCCCACCACCTGACCGACTACAACCGCATTTGCGTTTCTAGCCGAGTCAACGATGGTGGCAACCATGAAGTTCAAGCCCCTTCGGGGGCAAGGATATTCATGACCATTGATTCTGATAAAAGCTGCCATGTCCTTACCCCCCCCCTTAGTAAGCGTTGGAAAATGCGCCGGAATTTACCCGGACACCTCTCTTCTGACTGTACCGATCATAAGACCGGCCAATCACATCGTCTCCGATAGATACAGACAAATCTTTGTCTTCAATGATATTCATAAGTGCGTAGATAGCGGCAATCACGCCGTCATTGGCAACGGTTACGCCAGCGGTGATACCTTCAACAATCTGGTCGTTGTTGGCAACAGCCGTTCTCCGCCCCATGCTGCCGACCATTTCTGCACCGGCTTCACGGGCAATGAAGAGCTGACCTTCGTCAACGAAGCCACCCTCTGCCAGTCTGGGAATAGACACTTCCGGGATAAGAGAAATATTGATACCGAGAATACCCACCAGACCATTGATGAAGGAAATAACATCGTTGACAATACCGATAACTCCATTGATAAAACTCTCGAATAGTCCAAGACCGCCGTTCACAAATCCCTTAAAGGCATTGGTAATTCCATCCAACATATACTGAATTTTCTCAGAAAAGAAATCCCAGTTCAGGGCCACGGAGGAAGCCAGGGTGGCGGCACCGGCCAGCAGAAGACCGATACCAAGGGGGATACCAACGCCCGTTACCAGAAGCAACAGACCGAGGGCCAGCAATGCGGCACCGGCAGCTACTCCAATCTCTTTCAAAGTGTTCTTCACAGAGGTGACCACGGTAGTCCAGTTCAGAGCGGCAGTTGCGGCAAGACCAACGGCACCGAGAGCAATCAGCCCGATGCCCAGGGGAAGCCCGGCACCGGAAAGGGCCAGAATCACGCCCAGGGCAAGAACGGCGGCACTTGCGGCAGCGGTAATGATACTGATAGTGTTTTGCACTTGGTCAGACAAACCGCTCCAATTCGGCACGATTGCCATAGCAATCATGACTGCACCGGACAACAGAAGCGCAATACCGAGAGGAATATTTGCACCAGAAAGAGCTAAAATAGCACCAAGGGCAAGGAACGCAATCGACACCGCCGTTGTGATAATGGTCAGAGTATTCCTGACTTCATCGGACAAGCCATTCCAATTCAAGACTGCCGCAGAAGCAAGAGTGGCACCACCAATCGCCATCATAGCAATACCGAGAGGAACACCGCCGCCGCTAAATGCCAAGATAGCACCCAGAGCCAGGAGAGCGGTTCCAACCAACACTCCAATACGAGACAGGGGTTTACTGATCTCCTTAGTAAGCGTACCCCAATTCAAGGCCGCTGCCGTTGCAATACTCACAGCACCGATAGCCATAAGAGCAATGCCCAGGCCGGTAGCAACGCCGGTAAACGCCAGCATTGCGCCAACTGCAAGGGAAGCACCGGCCAGAATACCGGTCAGGGTGGTCAGTGCGTCCGTGATATTCTGGTTACTTGCATTCCAGTTCACAACTGCCGCCGTCACAATGCTTACTGCACCGAGGGCCATGAGTGCAATACCAAGGGGAATGTTGGCACCGGAGAACGCCATAATTGCGCCCAGGGCAAGCATAAAACCACCCACCACGCCGGTAATCAACGCTAGGGTATTTGCCAACTCTGTACTCATACCTCCCCAATTCAGAGCAATAGTGGCTCCAAGACCAACTGCACCAGCCGCCATAAGGCCAAGGCCAAGAGGGATATTAGCACCGGTCAGAACCAACATGGCACCAACAGCCAGAAATGCGCCGGAAACAATTACGGTGATCTCAGCCAGGGAGTTTTCAATCATGGTTTTGATTTCACCAACCTTGGTGGAAATAGCGTCACCAAGGAAGTCATAATCGGGAAGTTCAAAATCAAAACCTCCCGCACCTCCACCGACACCACCGGAACCGCTACCGCTTGCTGTATCGGGAGAAAACACATTCAGTTCGTCAAAACCAGCGGTGTACTGCTTCAACTTCTTAGCAGCACCAGCGGCATCGTCAAGGCCAGTTGCCATGTCTTCGGCACCAGCGGCTCCAAGGGTAAGGCCGGAATAATCAACCTCTGTCATCTTGAACCCAAACAGAGAAGCAAGGGCATTAGCGATTTCCCGAATAACCTGAATTACCGCAATGGCATAGGGGAGAATGGCATTCAGAGCGGGAATGAAAATGTTGCCGATTGCTCTTGCCGCCATGGACAACTGCGCTTGCAGAATACGAAGCTGATTTGCAGGGGCTTCCAGTGTTCTTGCCAAGTCACCCTGAGCGGTTGTGACCTGAGTCATAATGGCATAGTATCGCAACTCTGCCTTTTCAGCCTGGGTCATAGAAGCCACACTCTTGTCGATACCCAGGGAAAGGGCAACCGCTTCCAATCTGGCTTGAGACAGGTCAAAACCGAGACGGCGTAACGGCTCCAACTCACCAGAAATGCCGGATTGTAGCTTCTGCATTGCGTCCTCAACAGAAATATTGAAGAAAGAGGACAGATCATAACCGAGCTGGGTCAGGTTCTTACTCATGAGAGCCGCTCGGTCTGCGGTATCACCAAATCCGGTCAGCAAAGTATTGAAAACGCCCTGGTTTCTAATCCAATCAGACAGGTCAATACCTAAAACTTCACTAACCGTCTGGCCATAGGCAAACGCTTCCTCTGCGTACTCTCCCATGGCAACAGTGAAAAGGTTCAGGTTCTCTTGATATTCGTTGGACTTAGTGATAGCAGTTCCGACAAGAGACGCTATTCTTCTTAATCCGTATAAAACGGCTGTAAACTTCAACCCACCAAGGACATTGCCAAATAGCCCGGTTTGGGTAGTAGCATTTCGGATTGTATTGTTATATCTTTCGGTACTAACGATCAGCCTTTGAATTCTTGAAGGAAATGCCGAAAATCCAGCGGCAACCCTATTCATTTCATCGGCAAACGGCCTCATTGCAATAGCTAAATCATTCATTTGCCGAGAAAACTTGTCAATGTCGGCCTTTTCCAATTCTTCAATTACACCGGGAAGCTTCTTGAGCTGATTGATAAAGGTGGTAAGATTGGAGCGTCCTAATTCGGATAGGGGCTTCAATCCATTCGCTAGAGCAACGAGCTTATCTCCATCAGTCCAACTGATTTTAGAAAGACTTACACTCAAGGCATTAAGCTGATTTGGGATAGAGCTGGATAGTTTCAAATTGCCAAGGTCTTTCAGCGTTTTTAAGCTGTTTGCAATACGAGTGATTTTCTGCGACATATCACCGCTATTCAAGCCTTTTAACGCATTGCTAAGTTCCTTAATACCCTTACTGGTCTGGGACAACCCATTTACGCTTCCGCTGGTTGCCGTCTTCAAACGACTTAGACTATTTCTAAGTGCGTCAAGACCCTCAACTGCACCAGCACTATCCTCTTGAATTTGAAATTCCAAACCCTGGATTTCGACATTATCAGCCATTCACCCCACCACCTTTCTTTTTGAATTTCTGGTTCGTAGCCGCCGCAAACATTTCCATATACTGCTTGGCTTTCATATCACTCTTTTCCTGAACAGTGACCTTCTGCTTTTTATCGCTCTTATCAAACAGCTCATACGGAGCGTCACGATACGGCGTAGGTTTCGTGCCTTTTTTCGCAAAAGCCCTAAGAACAGGAGAAGCGTCAATGAGAGCTTCATAGATATAGGCACCTTGCAACCATGCGTTTTGATTTGACAGGTCTTTCCGTATTTTTGCCGCCTTTCGGTAATGCTCTACAAGCGTAGCGTCCTTCTCCCAAAACAACTCATAAGTCATTCCGATAGACAGGTAATAAGGAAAGACCCGATTGAAAGCGTCTGTGTAAGCAAAACGGGGAGCGGGGCTTTTGTTGCCACCGCCCCCCTCGCTGTCGGACGAGCTGCCGCTTACCAAGCAGCCGTCCACTCCAAGTTTCCCTCGTCATTCTCAGACTCAGGGTCATCCAGAAGGGTCAAGAGAGGTTCGTTATACATCTCGACCAGCTTGGAAATCAGCTCGTCCTTGCGGTTCAGCCGATTGTAGATATTGTTGATCACATCACGCTTCACAAAGCGATGATTAGCCAGAAACGCACCCGCAAACAGGGTGGGCAGCAGAGTCATGGGCTTACGCTCCACATCGGCAGCGATAAAGCCCTGCTTTTCCATGGTTTCAACACTCTTCCGGGTGAATTCCAGGGTGTAGGTCTTGTCGGAAGAGGGGTCTTTAATAATGAGCTGCTTTGCCATGATAAATCCTCCTTATCATTTCGGCGGTTTTAGATTTTAGGTGTCAGAGAAAACGATGGGACTAGAAGGTGCAATAGAGATGTTCATATCGACCACCTCATTGACACCGCCGCCAACAGGATAAACGGAAAGCTGACCATCAAAGGTAAACTTACCGTTAGACCCATCAGGAGTTACAGTGCCACCGCTCTCGGTTCCACCAAACCAGACTGCATAGGTAGCAGTTTTGCCTTCCTGCTCTTTGAGCTTTTTGAAGGTAGCCATGTCGTAGTTTGCGGTAAAGGAAAGTCCATCGAGAGACTGAATACCGGAAATATAGGTCTGCATATTGTCAGACAGAGTAGTGGTTTCCAGCATTTCAGGTTCGCCGCCAAGGTCGGGGAATTCCTTAATGTCAACCAACTTGGAATAAGTGTCCTCGGAATCATCCTTCTTCATGAGAAACACTTTGTAGGTGCTGATCGCCATGATTTTACCTCCTGTAAAGATTTTTTCCGTCCGTTTCGGCCTGATACCGAGCAACGATACGGTAAATGGTTGCATTTTCCAAATTAGGAACCGGGGACAGAGAAATACGCCTGAAATTTTTGGCGTACATGAGGTCGTCCACAAACCTCATAATCTTTCGGCAAACAGATTTCTTGCTGCCTGCCTTATCGGAGTAGACATTCACCTCGTACATCAACGTAGCGAACCTCTCCGTATCTCCGCTATCCATGTGATCTTCCGTGGTGTAATTATCCTGCTCCACCAAGCTCACATAGGGGAAACGGGTAGGAGCATTGACATACTCGCCGCTGACCAAGATACCGGGAAACTGCGCTCTCAGGGCTTCCACAATCGGCGTGTAGATTTGACTCTCCACATCAATCATGAAAACACCTCCTTCGCAATTTCCGTGAGCCGGTCTTGCAGCTCCTTTACCGTTTCGTACATCGGCATATTGGCGGGGTTGCCGTGGGTGATAACCACGAACCCACCATTCTTTTTTCCTTTCAGCACTCCGTTCGTGCCGGGGTCGCCGTAATAACCCCAATAGTGTTGCTTGCCGTGACCCTGACCGTATTCGCCACGCTTTATGCCGAGTTCTTCTGCTTCCGGGTGATTGTCCGGGTAGGTCACGCCTGTGCCGAACTCGATGAATAGGGTAGCTCTACCTGTCGCTACCCCCGCTCGGACATTGTTCCCACGTGATTCCACCGTCACGGAAACATCATTTGTGCCGTCATAAACGGCCTGCGAGAACTTGGCGGAAGCAACCTCCATACCCTCTTGTGCTACCCGGTCGAGGAATACCGTAGTACGCTCTTGGAGCCAATTTTTCCAGTCCTCGACCTCCCGCAACAGGCGGTCGATCTCTCTGCCAGAGAGCGTGATCGAAACCTTTTTCACGATACCGTCACCTTACTGACCGCATAGGAAATGGAATTGAGGGACTTGGCGACCCGGCGAACCACGTAATCGTAGAGCGGCTTCCCGTCCTCGTCATACTGAGGCTTCTTGTCGATGAACAGCACGGTATTCTCGTCAATGGGGCAGCTCAGGTCATCGGTAACGATCACCTTGTCGTACCCTGCGAAATTACCGAACTGCTCCACCTGAGCGGAGCCGGTCGCCGCTGAGATATTCGCGCTCATCGCCACAGCAGGCTTGTAGAACACGATTTCCTCACCAGTCTCGTTACCATACTCATCCTTGGCAGAAACCTTACGGTCATACAGCAGATACCAGAAGGGCGATTTGTTGCGGTTCAGCGTCTTCATGCTCAACCTCCCATTACGGAAGCAAAGGGAACGATGTCCCTCAGCAGCGTAGGCGGCACATCTCCGTCTTCGTAAGAACGGGAGATGCCATTCTCGCTGTGAGCGGTTTGGCCTTCGGCACCCCGTTTGTTCAGCAGATACACAGCAATCTCCACCTGTACAAAACCGTACTGGTAGGGGACAAGCCGCGCATCCGGGTCATACGGATATGCCTTGCGGCATACCTTGTCACCAGCAATCGAGAGATATGTGGAAAGAATGCCCTCGTCTGTCTCGCCAGTCATGGCTTTCACCATTTTCAACTTCTCAGCGTCCGTCATACTTTCCACCTCCCGTCACGCTACCGGTTCCTCGGTTTTCTTACGAGACTTCTTGATAACCGGAATAGGATTGTTCTCAGACAGATTGAACTTGGTGATGATTTCCTCACGGGTGAGGGCTACGGGGTTGTCGAGGGTATCAACAACCACCGTGCCCATCACAACAGAGGTACTTTCCAGTTCACGCTGAGTAATCACCTTGTCCTTTGCGGTAAAGCCTACATTACGGAAGTGATCTCCCTCCCGTACATACACTTTCCCGTCAGAAACATAGAACATGGTGAACCTCCTTAGCCGTTGGTAATGATCTTCGCCAGCGCAATCGTCTTGGGGTCAGCCACGATAGACCAGTTGGTGGAAGCCGCAAGCTGAGCGTCCGTGGGAGAGGCGGTATAGCCGCTGGTGGGCTTGGTAAAGCTGAAACCGTTGGGGTGCATGGTTTCGCGGATACGAGTCACCAGAGCGTCATAGCCGCCGCCCGTAAGAGCGTCACGAGTCAGTTCGGAAGGAACCTTCACAGGGGCAGGGGCGTACTGAATAGCGCCAAGACCAAGAACATAGGTGGTATAGGTCGCCGCTTTAGCACCCTCACCGCTGGTAGCGGCAGGTGGGACAGCCATCGTCCACGATAACGGTCATGCCGTTCAGTGCGCCGATACGCAGGGGGCGTTCCACGCCATTTGCGTCCGTGTACTTGAGGAACTCCAGCAGTTTCAGGCCAGCCATGTTAGTGGCGACCTTGCTGTGCATAAACACAAGCTGGAAAGCGTCCTGATTGTCGCCCACGGCCTTCTGGATAGCGTCACCGATAGTGGTTGCACCCATCTTGTTTGCGTCACCAACGGTGGTAGAAGTGGAAGACAGGTCGGTGATGTGGTTCGCCCAACCGGCAAACTCACCGCTGCCAGTCACGCCAAAGACCGCATTGAGGATTTTCAGCATGATGGACTGGCGCTGCTTCTGCCAATACTTAGACACCTGAGCCACGATCTGCTGCATGGGGTCTGCACCGCTGTTGTAGTCAACGATGAAGTCCTTCTCCTTCCAGCCATGCGCACGACCGAACACGATGCCGTTCTGAGCGCCGCCAGCGGGGTCGGTCAGGGTGATATCGGTTGCGCCATCGTAGTTCTCAGGAGTACCGCCGATGATCTTGTAAAAGGGCAGGGTGTAGAAGTCAGAGCCGTTGGCGATCAGCCGCGCCAGTTCTGCATTCGGGGCAACAGCGCCACTCTCAAACATAGCGGTCAGGGTGGGGTCTTTTGCGTTTGCCCAGTTGTAGTTAAACAGCTCAGGGTCAAACGGGAAGCCGAGATAAGAAGCCATAGTGTTATACCTCCATAATTACTTCAAAATTGTCTGCCAGTCAGGATGTTCCTTGACGAACTCCAACTGGGCTTTGGTGTCGAGTTTCAGAAAATCAGCCTTGGTCATCTCGCCGCCCTTACCACCGGCAGGGGGCTTAGGGGTGTCTTTCAGAACCTTGGCTTTTACATCTTTCTCATACTGTTCCAGAAACTTTTTCTGTGCGGCAAAGACCTTATCCATTTCACCATTTGCCATAGCGATAGCGGCTTCGGTTGCCAGCGGCTCAGGATAACCCTGTGCGGCGAAACTCGCCTTGTAACTGGAAACGGTCTTCTCCTTTTCCAACCCCGCCAGTTTGTTCTTCATTTCCTCGAACATCTGCTCGTTTTCCAGCTTCTTGCGTTCTTCCTCAGAGAGCAGCTCATTGTGCTTCTTCTTCCAAGACGCAAGCTCGGAAGCAGTCTTGTCAAAGACATCTTTCTTCACATAGCCGGTATAATCAGGGTCGGGAAACTCGTAGTTTGCGAGGGCTTCCGCTTTCTGCTCTGCGGTCATATTTGCAAAGCCCTCAATGGTGGAAACATCAATCTTTGCCATACAATCGTTCCTTTCTGCGCTTTTAGAGTGCATCTCCGCACTATGCCTTTGTGTTTACGGTTCTCTCCGTTTTGTGATTTAAGGCTTCTCTGCCTATTCAACGCCTTACGGCGATTAAACCAAAAGAAAAAGGGCTACCAATACCTTTTCGGTATCAGTAGCCCGTAATGGCTGTCCCTATCGCCTATGCGATAGGCTGTTCATATTTCTTTTTGCTGCTGACCGCCCACACAACCACTTTCTCGTTCCGCTGTGCAATCTCAACGGTCTTTCCCATAGTCAAGATTTCTTCAATCTTTTTGACCGCCACTGGGGTCAGGCGGATTTCCTTCTCCATCAGGATTAACCTCCTTCTGCTTGGTTGTGAGTTCAGCGGCCTTTTTCTCCTGTTCCTCAGCATAATCCATACTCATACGGTACGCGAGCTGCGGGTCGCTGAACATACCCGAATGTGTAAAGGCCAGAACAGGGGCAATCTTCGGATTGGCAAGCATAGTAGTCAATACTGTTGCTTTCTGAGCGATATTCTCATAATTGCGGCGAGTAAAGCGAACCTCTACGTTCGACAGCTTCAATTCCAGATCACTCAGATCGGAACAGATGTGCAGAACCAGCTTCAAGAACTCTTTTTCAGAGAGCTTGAACATCAACTCGGAGTCTTTTGCTCTGGCTTCCGCCGCCGACCAACCGTCACGCATGATAACCGCAGAACCCGTGTCGCTGGTGGAAGTACCACCATTGCGGTTCGGCATACCGCAGATCGTCAGCACCGTGTTATAGAGGTGATCGACCAGCGTTTGCGTTTGTGTCTGGTTCAATTCAGAGGTTATATATTTGATTTCAGCTTTGAACTGAGGATCAACATCTCTGAATTTAATTGCGCCATCTTTGCGCAACTTAGCGTAATCATCGGTATCGAGATTAACATTATGAAACAGCATGAGTGCTTGCACAAACTGTTCTATACCGTCAAGCCGGTTGCTGTCTACAGTATTGATCGCATCCAGCAGAGGGAGGACGATTTCAAATGCCCCCAAACGAGCGTTGTTTGCAGGGTATTCAATAATAGGAATACCAAGCGACTGTGCTTCTTCCCGAACAATCATGCTTTGATTTTCAATCTCAAAATAGCGGTCTTTCGTATAAATGCTGTAAATCACCGCCCCGTCCGACCGCTGAATGTATTTCACACCCATTACGGGCGGTTCACCGATGGAATTGGCATACACCACGAAAGCAAACCGAGGGTCGAGAGTGTAAATCTCGAAGGGAGCTTCATCGCTTTCCTTCTCAAACACGCTGTCGGGAAGCACCATGCGGTATGCTGTGCCGCAGATGTGGAACCAATCCGCCAGTTCCTTATCCTTTGCGGCCTTATCTTCGGAAAGACAGTAGCCGTTCAGAATGGTAATCTTGTCGGCAACTGACTTGTTGTCACTTCGGCTGACATACTGAATGGGTTCACCCATCAGATAACCAACTTTGAAGGACACGATCTCATTGGCACGGTTCTCGACCACCGTATTTTTAATTTCCGGGCGAACTTCCTTCTGGCGGTTCAGCACCGGCTGTCTACCCTTGTAGTAAGCGTAGAGGTACTCCATATCCGCCTTGTTCGACCAATGCGTGATAAGTGCCTTTCTCAACACTTCCAGAACATTGTCCCGTGTGATCTCCGTCACATCAGTAAAGATTTTCTTACGACCGAAATGACCCAAGGCAGAATACCTCCCCTCTACCCATTTTCTCTCTTATCATTGTATCAAACTCTCCAATGCTTGTCAATAGCAAACTTTTAATTATACCATTCGCTACAACGAAAGTAAAGGACTCAAATAGGCCGTTTGAAAACCTCCACCTTGCCCCCGGACAGCATACGGATTTCGTTCTCCAACAGGGAGAGGGAATCGGGGGCGTCATCGTGCGGAACCTTACCGGAGCGGGTGTATGTGGTCACTTCCTTCATGAAGTTCCAATACTGACTGCCCCGCTTGTAGGTAGAAGGGTGCTTGAAGTAGAAATTCTTCTTGATGTTGTCGGAAGCGAACTCGATACGAGTCTGCTTATTAGAGATCGTGCGCTTCGTGCGGATACCCACGGAGTACCCACGCTCACGAATGATCTGGTCAACATCTCTGGCATAATACTGCCCGGCATTATTGGACTCAAAAACAGCAGAAGCAACTCTATTTTCAATCAGGCACTTGGCGCATTCCGGTTTTGTTACCTCAGCGGGAGAATCGTCAAAGACCACATCGGTAATATACACCGACCGGCCATAGATGACTGCTACCGGCATAGAGGTACTGTCGCTTCCGCTTTCGGCGGTATCTCCTACGGCAATGATGGTATCGGGGTCAAGGTCAGGCGGCAGCTCAAAGAAGTAATTCAGCTCGTCCTTGTTGAACAATAAGCCCTTGGCTTCAAAAGGCTGTTGCTGAAACTCACTCTCAAACTGCTCAGAGGAAAGAAGTTCTCTCTGCTCCCGGAAGTAAGCCGTTGTGAAAATCTTCTGGCCCTCCCGCTCATACTCATAATTGCTTTCGTCCGTGATAGGGTCAAGAGCCGGAATCTCGATTGCCCTCCAATTCCACCCCTCTCTTTGAGCGTATTCCTGCACACGGCCAATAGGGTCATAAAGGGAATATCGGGTACCGGTAAACACCATGGGCGTACCTTCAATGGCACGACCCATAATATCGCCGGAAATGACTTCCCACTTATCATCGAGCCGCTGCCGGTTTTTAGCTTCCTCACGGCCCTCTACGCAGTCATCGAGATAGAGAACATTCGTAGCTTCGGACAAGCCTACCTGACGAGCGTCAATGGAACGGCACATGATGGTGGGGAATCTGGACTTGGATTTAAGATTGATGATCTTCGTATCGGCTCCGGTCTGAACCAGACGAGCTTCCGGGAATACATCGTAGAACAGATATTCATTGGGAACCGTCAGATATTCCAGGCACCCATTATAAAAGCTCTTTACAAGGTCATCACCGGTTCCTTCCATGAGAGTAGCCCTGTCAGGATACTTGCCGGAAATCATATTAACAAAATTGATACCAGTTTGGGACTTTCCTGCTCTCTTGGGCATAGATATTGTCAAAAGACGCAGCTTTTTGTCAAGAATATCTTGAAAACCCTGCACCATAGGCTTCAAGTAATGCCGCCTGGGAGCATAAAACCTCTTTTCCGGCTTCCTGTCAAGCTCGATGTAGGTCATGAACGCATCGAACTTATAGGGAGCGTCAAACAGAAGACTCTTTCGCCATGCTTCATAGAACTTTTGAGCTTCCTTCGGATTGCACACTCTTAACTGCTTGGCGCAAAGACTTCTCAGCTTTTCATTCAGGTCGTGAGCCGCCTGAAAATCAATTTCTTCCCACTGACGGCACAAGGAAAGAAGGTCGATATAAGCCCCCTGGTCATACGGCTTATTTTCAATATGCCGGACAATATTGTTTGCCAGTTTCACATAATCCATAATTGCACCTCACATGATTCCAAGCTGCTGATACACAGCGTAAATCTTCGGAAACTGAATGGCAAACCAGTCCACCATTTCCTCATTCTTTGCCCAGGCTTTTTCGGGAGAAAAACTGTTCCATTGAAGACCGGACTCGTTGAGAAACGCATGAATGACTTCATGCCGTAGCGTACAATTCTCCTGACTCTTACGAACCTCTTCCGGTTCATCGTCCCAATTCGGAACCGTACTCAAATCAAGATAATAAATGCGGTGGTCATCGGTAGTACACATTCCACCGTAATTCATCTTGCTCATATATTCATTTTCATCAGCCTTTACACGATAAACGGAATACGGAGTGCCAAGAACATTGATTTTCTTTACCAGCTTCATAGTTACCTCCAAAAGAAAACGGACTACCGGATTTCTCCGATAGCCCGTAGTGGCTGTTACCCTTGCCCTTGCAAGAGCCTTACAGTATTCGTGGAATGATAAATGCTAAAGCAAGTAAGGCTATAATTGCCAGGAGTAGATAACCTATAAGCTCCCCAAAGAACTTCACCTTAACTCACCTCTATACTTAGTATATCACTCCTGCTGATTTCGTTAAAGTCTGCGTCATTGACTGAGAGGGAAAATTCCAGAGTTTTGACCTCACTGTAATCGGAAATCCCGGCAGTCTCATTGTTGAAACTCATGGCATACGCCAATTTCTTACCACCTTGCATGATGGCTGGGGTTCCGCTTACAAATTGAACCATGGAGTCATTCACAGACGAGTCCAGAGGAAGAACCGTGATTTCCTGGTCACTCAGGTTTTGGAATGACAGGTTCACCGCAGTCATACCCTCCACCATGGGAAGGTCACTGACACCCTCGAAGGTCACCTCAACATATTCGTCCTTGTAGATGACTTGTGCGGATGACTCCACAGCAGCTTGCTCAGGCTCAGAGGACGAAGCGCAGGAACAAAGGCCCAGAATCATCAGAGCCACTACTAAAATCGACAGCTTTTTCATATTACCCAGCCCTTCTCACTAATTCATACCAAGTGGTTCTGCCAATACCCAACTCCCGGCAACAGTCAGCAACGGTCATCTCGCCGTTCTTTTGCTTCTCCCGGCATCTCTCAAAGGCACTCTGATCTACAACAATAGGTTTTCGACCTTCACGCCAATTATGGTCATGCTCACGCTTATAGGCTTTCCCGTCAGAGGTTCGCTCCACGATCATGTCACGCTCATACTCGGCAAAGGCCAGCATGACGGTCACCATGACCTTACCCATCGGGCTATTATCAGCAATACCCATGTTCAGGATATGCACCGTGATACCTCGGTCAACCAAATCCCGTACCAGCAAGGCACCTTCCGGGGCAGTTCGGGCAAACCTGTCCAGCTTGCAAACCACCATTTCGTCACCGGCTTTCAACTTGGAAAGAAGGTCATCAAATCCAGGTCGTTCCATGGTGTGTCCAGTATAGGTGTCAAGGTAGATGTTCTCACGCTGAACACCAGCCGCCATCAACCTATCAACCTGATCTTCGAGAGACATTCCATAGAGCTTCTGTCCACGGGAGCTGACTCGACCATAGCCGTATCTCATTTTGACTCACCGTCCGCAGAAAGAAGAGCGTCCAGGTCATACTTCTTGTCTTCGATCTGGTCAATTACGATTTGGTCAGCTCTGCGAGGGCCTGGTTTGCGCTCCTGAATCACAATCTCATAGCCCAGGACATTCAGCATCTCAACCGCACTGTTGAAAGACAGGTTTTCGCTTCTAAGCCGGGAGCTGATTTCATTGCCCCGCTCCTTACCCAGAGATTTCGCCATGGTCAGCAGAGAGACATTTTTCTCTTTCATGATATTGCGAATGGCTTTGTTGATAAACATTGCTCTCACCTCTTGTTTACACTATACACTGAATATATTAAGTTGTCAATAGGGAGTTAAATAAATTTTGTTACTGAATATATTTGAGTGTAAATGTATTTTGTGCCTTTTTGTATTTTTGAGATTTTTGAAAGTGGGTTACCTGATAAAAGGCTTTTTGTTTTTGTGGGAATTTTCGGCACTCACCCCGCCTCGGCCCCCGGCCATATATCCCCCGGCCCCTGGCCCCTAGTATCCTGGTAAAAGACCCATATAATAAGGCATAAAAAGAGGGCCAGCGGATAACCCGCCAGCCCTTCAATTATTTATTCTTTTTCATACAATCAAATAAGATCATGATGGGAAAAAGCAATACCGCAATAAATACCATACCAGACAACCCCGTTTAACTAATAGTGAATCGCTTGCAAGAAACTGTTTTCATAAATTGCTGCACAAGCTCAGGAAAACGAGCTTTAATGGCGGTAGTATCCAGGCGGGACGATTGAACCGTTTTATAACTGACTTTGTATTCACCGGCTACAATCGTTTCATGATCCCCCATAGCTGCTTTTATTTTGTCGCTGAGTGCTTCCATCTCTGCCGTAATTTCCTCACGCATCCGCAAAAGCTCCCGATACTCCCGGCAATCTTTCTCAATGAGCTGCTTATAATCCATCATTTTCTATTATCCTCCACTTCTTTCATGACCTGGGATTGAATAGCCTTGTAAATATCGGTGCTTTCCTTGTCAAGCCGAACAGGAAGAATAAAAGCCGTCATTGCGTCATCAAATCCGTATTGAAACATAATACCAGTGTTTTCCCCTTTAATCCTGGGAGAGATACCCCGGAAGGGCGGTAAAAATCTTTCGTCAATCAAGCAATAAACTTTTTCGTTGGTGATGACTTTTGCAAAATTGGGTTCTTTACAGCCGCCACACTTGCAAGCGCAACTCCATTTAGAAACATAGGCCGAGTCATATTCAAACGGATTAAAGCCGGAAAAGATTTTTGCTAAATCCTGAGCCGGTTTTTCCTCGCTGGGCAAATCGTCAAAAGACAAATCGAAAGCCCTGGCAACCTGGGAAAGCGTGGTATCCTTGAAGCGGATAATCATATAAGCATCACAGAAATAGCTATCACCGTCTTTTTCAGCCCAATAACAACGGTCTTTCATCTGCACATTGTTTTTCTTGCTATCCTTGTAAAAACGCTTAAAAGCCGGAACATTCAAGCCCATAAATTCACGAATCGCCATTTTAACAACCTCCATCAAAAGAAATAAAACAAATTGGAACTTCTAGCAGTAATTGCGTAAAAATTGCCGCTTTCCCGGCCCTGGAGCAATCCACCATTCAGGCCATACACGCCGGAACTATAACCGATCTTTTCAACCGGCTCTTTAATGCTTTTCGGGTTAGCTTCGGTTATGTTTACAGCCATTCCCAGCCGCACAAGCTCCCGAAGCTCTCGCAAGGTGTATTTTCTCATCGTCCTGCTGCCCCCTTTACTAATTCTTGATAAATCAAGTGAGTTAAAAGCCGTTCGGCTTGCGCTTCGGTATATTGCGCCCGTTCCCGCTCCGATTGCTCCAAAATGTCTCCCAGGTCAGCCACGGCAGAGCGGTTATAGTAATAGCAAGTATCTAACACGCTGGGCAATCCCTGGCACCAATCTACAAAAACCGTTTCATTGGTAAAACCTTTTGCGGCCTGGTATTCTGGGGAATACTGCTTTTCACTGGCATGAACTTCGAGAATAAAGCGGGAAACATTCTGGAAAGTGCAAGGGCCGGTAAAATCATAGCCGCAGGGGTCGAAGTGATCCAAAATGTATTGCCGCACATTCAAGCGAGCTTGTCTATTTGTCGTTTTCATGTTTTACTCCCTTCCGGCCTGTCGGCCTATCGACTGGTAAACACTGAATTTATTTTGTGACTTCAATATACACTGAATTTATTTTGTTGTCAACCCCTTTTCACAAAATATTTTCAGTGCTTTTTCTGCCTATATAATGTATCCGAAAACTCAAAAGAAAACGGACGGTGACGGGTTTACATAAACCTGGGCACCTGGAACCAGGGCCGGAGCCGACCGCCCAGGGGTCAGAAGATCACCGCCAGGGCATAACAAAGCCGCCGAACCTCTCAAGAAGCTCGGCAGCTCGTCATAGTCGATAGTCGATAGTCGATAGTCGATAGTCGTTAAAGTCGGCGGGAAAGTCGATAGTCGCAATAGTCGCAATAGTCGCTTACTCACCCTCGTCATAGTCGCTGGCAGAAGACTCAATATACTTCTGCTGTAATTCTTCCGGGGAAGCAGCTTCTCCAAGCTGGTTGTTGGGTGTCAGCACCACTTCCTGCTTGTCCTGATAGCCCATGTTGTTCTTCATGAGAAAGATACCAGCAACAGGGTTAATCTTACCGTTCTGCATATAGTTTTCCATTTGAGCGTTCAAATTTTGATACGCCTTTTTTATAAGGTGGCGGCTTTGGGCGGGAATATAGGCACTATCGACATTATTAAGCCACTTCCACAGAGTTGTTCTATCCACTCCAAAGGCACAAGCCATACCAGCAACACTCGGTTTCATATCGTCCTCAATACAAATACCGAAATACTGCCTAATCCTCTCAGAAACCTGTTCAGGCTCTCTCATATCCACTTCCGGCCAATCCCACATTCTCATGGTATGTTGCAGATACTTCCGATTATCACCGGGGTCAGCATGAACACTTACCGCATCAGTTCGGTCAGGTCGCTTATTCCCACCAGTTCCCTTCGGACGGCCACGCCCTCTCTTCGGAACTAACTCTTCACTCATTTCGATTCTCCTTTCTTGGTGAGTTTGGTGAATGATTTTCGGATTTTGGCATAAATCCTCTTATAGTACTCTCTATATAGAGACTTTATAGTAAAATCCTGAAATGATTCACCAAATACACCAAAAACACTAATTATATTCAGTTTTTGCTAAAAACATTCAGTGGTCACTAAATATATCTCACTCTTCTGCCATTCTTTGCGAACTCATTTAAAATGACGCTCACAGTCAGTCTCCCGATGTTCCCAACAAAGTCGCAGCGGAAATGTTCTTTGTCTATTTCAGTGAAACAGTTGCCGAGATCAATGACCAAATCTTTCGTGTTGAAACAGGGATATTGCGTCAGCTCAGGAGTCGCATAGATGACCACATCTCTGTCCTCAATCGCTCGAAACAGGTCAGCAGTTTTGGAATGAGCAATGGTCACAGTCGCATCATTTTCAATCAATGCCTGAGCCAGTCCCTTAACCGCATGACCCCGGCCTACGATGGTGATAGTCTTTCCAACCACCAATCCCTGTCTCAACAAAAGGTACAATATCCCCAGGGCTACGCACGATATTCCGGGAGCTTTGATATTGTCAATGTCCACATCAGAAGTGAGAGGGTATCCCTTTGTGCCGGAAAATTCCGTGTCGGCTACGACTCCGGTATAGGGAGGGGAAACCCTTCCGAAGTCACACACAAGTCCCATAGAGTCAGCTTTGCGCTTAATGGCTTTCAGGAAGATACTGTCCTTCTGACCCAACAGCAGGAGCTTACCGGGAGTGTCAGCATAAAGTTTCTCGGTCTGATCGTCCAGGCTTTTGCAGAGCTGGTCAATTCTCTTTTGGGTATCCATGCCGTACCTCCCTCCCGATGGTGGAAATATTTTCAGTGTGAAGGGAAAGCATTTTCTCCCTCACCAATTTATCCACCACCTGACCGATTTCATTGTATCCACACATGACCCTCAGCCGTTCAAGGTTGTAGACAGACTGAGAAGCAATCAGCATGGAAACCCGGCGCAGATTCTTCTTACCCAACTCACACACTTCCCTTCAAACGAATATCCCGATAGGAGGGATAACCAGCATAGACGGTCTTACCGCTATGCCACTCAGGGTGAGTTTCCATATCGGCATTGAACCGCTTTGCGCTACACACAAAGTAGCCGTTGGACTTGCACCAAATCTTATAGGCATCATACATGGACTTGGCTCGGGTGACTACGCCCTCAACCTTTTCGCACTTCTCTTCCAGGAATTGCAGAACCAGGTCGTTGTCCTTCTCATACTGCTTGATTACCTTCCGCATCTCAGGGGACATTTTCAGGCCGAACCGCTTGTACTTGAAGTAGCCCTCCAAGAGCCAGGTGAAAATGCCTTGCATGGCTTCGGAAGTTTGGAACTCATTTTTCAGGTTCTTGTCCTGCTCGTCCTCAGAAAAGTGGCGGTTGAACTCGATAACCCGCACACGGTCAGAAGCGAACAGACTCTTGTCATTGACAGAGGGAAGGTCATTGCAGGAAAGCCAAAGCGTGAACTGAGGGAGGAAGGTAGCCGCAGCTTCATAAAGGTTCCGGGCCTTGATTTCCTCACCACCGGTAAGCTGCTTAATGGTTTCCTCGTCCAGCTTGCCATACTGATTGCTCTCAGCCATGGTCACAAACCGCTTACCTTTTAGAGAAGCAAGCATGGGGTTGGCGGCTTCTGCATTCTTGGAACGGTCAGATTTGCAGATGATCGACACGGGGGAGACAGACGCATAATCGCCCAGGAGATGGTGAATAGCACTCAACATGGTAGACTTGCCGTTTCTGGTAGTCTTGCCGTGAAGAATGAACATACATTCCTCGTTTGCCATGCCCAGCATCGAGTAGCCCAGGGCCTTTTGCAGATAGTCAGCCTTGTCCTGGTCATTACTGGTAACCTCCCCAATAAACTGCTCCCATCTGGAACACCGGGTATCTTTTAAGGTGTACTCGAAGTTGGTCTGCATGGTCAGAAAGTCGTGCCAGTCATGCTCCCGGAATTCCATCTTTTGAAGATCATAAGTTCCGTTCAGGCAGTTAATGAGAAAAGGATTTGCGTCAAACTCGCCAGAAGCGATAGGCATGACACTGGCAGCGTCTTTCATAAGCCGGTCACGGAAACGCCGGTCACCCATCTTCGCAATGAATTTCATGTACTCTCTGCGGCGGTCTTCGTTATCAATCTCTCCACAATAAAGAGCCATCAGGCGGCAAAATTCCTTGATTTTCTCAGCTACCAGCAGAGAGCCAATGTCTTTTCTCCATGCTCCCTGAGAGTAGGTGAACCAGCACTTTGCTTCCGGGCAGTACCGGGTATCATTCTGGTAACACTCGGAAAACAGTTCGGCCATACCGGACTCGTCCCAAGAATAGCCGGTACTGCTGATTTGGTGACTTCGCTCAGGTTGAGCTTCCTTGATCTGAAACATCACTCTGGACTGAGCTTCGTCCATGATATAACGACCGTTGGAAAGCTGGAAAAGCTCCGGTTCTTCGGGGACGGTTGTGATTTCATCAGCCATTTTCAGCACCTCCGTTCATCTTCGCCCCGCAGTTGGGGCAGTAGTTAATAGGAAATACAGACAAGCAAGTATCCTCCTGCCAAATCCACATTTCTTTGAATTCCGCATCAATTTCCACAGAAATACCATTGCCACGATCCCGTGTAAGAACTTCTTTCCCCAAACATAGGGGGCATCTCCTATTCGCAGCTTCCCGTTCGATGGATTCAGCCATATTCTCACTTCCTTTTCTTTATCGCTCTCGCCAGCATCACAGCGGCGCAGTTCTGAGAATCTTCGTCCCACCATGCGCATTTCTCGCCAGAACATAGCAAGGTTTGATCTTCGCTCGGATTGAGCGGACAATATTTGTCAAGTGCGTTTTCCATGCTTACCTCCAATAATTAAAGCGGTCAAAGATATCAAGATTACGTATTTTCTTCCGCCGATCATTTTCGATTGCCTTACGGCACAAGTAGTCCGCGTGTTCTTTTTGATATCGTTCGCATTTGGCGTGACACCCCGGATGCCTGTCCGGGCATTTGTAACAGCATTTGATTCCAGTAGTCATCTTTTATACCTCGTCACTGAATTTACAATTAACTCTACCTCGGACTGCGGGAGAGGGGGCTTGCAGGCTTGGGAATTGGCGTACAGCAATTCTTTGTAAATCTCTGCTTTGGTGTATCCTTGGTTATGGAGCTGACCCGCCAGAGAAGTCAGGCTGAGGTTTCGACTTCCCGGTGTGATAGGCGGGTATTCGGGCTTCAAACGCAGCTTTCCGTTTTCAGGGCGGTGATAGATGGGAGAATAGATACGCTGAGGGGCGACCGTACCTGAACTACTTTCTTTCGGTGTGTCGGGAAAATACTTCTCGATCACATAATCAATCGCTGACTGGTTTTCAACGATTTCGGAAAAAATCAAAACCTCGCCAGTCATAATGAAGTACCGATTGCTCTTGTAAATTTCTACAGCGGCACGGTTGTTTTTGCCCTTGAAAGGCAGCTCACCACGAACGAGAATGTGAACCCCTCTCCCGCTTCTGGACTTTTCCGTGTAGGAGTGGCAACGACCGATAATGTCAGCCGCCAGCGGGTTTAGAAGCCCATCAGTAAAGCCGTCATCAATGTCGATACCGATTATCCCGTTGCCGTGAAATACATAGCCAAGACCGTCATAGTAGCCGTGCTGGACATTGTGTTCAGCGTCAATGTAATTTGACCATGTATCGGGATTAGATGAAGAAGCCGCCTTTCTGACGGTGGCCTGCATGGGAACTTTCGACCCGTTCCACACATTGACCCATGCCTTTTCCGCTCGAAGTTCAGCGGGTATATTCTCATACATTGTTGCCACCTCAGCTTCCATACGGACTGGGCAAAGACCAGTCCCATCTATCGCCACCACGGTAGGCGTTGCGGAAGTGGTTTCTCTCGCCATCACCAGAAAACCACAAGTAATCAGCGGGGAGGACTCTGCCAACTTCGACCTGTCCATCTTTTTCTGCATACCAGCGGGACAACACGTCTATACAGAGAGTAATCAAATCGTCATCGATCGGATTTTTCGCGTTGTACCCTACGAATTGTTCAGGTGCAGTCACGACCGTTATAATATCGCCGTAGCCATGATCGACACGGTTGAGCACACACCACACACAAGCAGCTTTCTCAGCGTCAGAGCTGACCCCTCTGGCTTCTCCCCATAGCATTCTCGCCAGTACAATCACTTCCTTGTCTGTCCACGGCTGAGGTGTCACTTCCGGCTCTGACTCCGGGGTGACTACCTCTACCACCTCGACAACGGGAGAAGGTTCTTCAACCTCAACCGTGGGCATTTTCCAACAGAGAACGGTGATAATGATGACGAACCATAGGGAGATTGTAATTGTTAGCTCTCGCAAGGGGTCTTGGACTTGCTGGACTTGGGCTTTGTCGAGGTTCCAGCAAAATAGAATTTGTCATCTACGCAGATGGGGAAATCGGGAAAGAGCTTGCTGGTGGTCTTCGTTCCACGGGAACAAATCTGCTCTGCCGCCGCAAGTGACATTTCATCTTTCGTGAAGTCCTTTCCAGCAGCCATGATATACGGCACTTTGCCGTCAATGCTTTTCAGTTTCATTAGGTTCTTTCCTTTCTTTGTTCCACGCTTCAACATCAACGCCGATACGCTTCAACATTTCTTTGCAGAGCCATGTGTAATCGTCTGGCATTTGATAATACTGGATAAGGCGGTCATGCTCGGCGGAGAAAGCGTCATGGAACTTCCGCAGGCGTTTCATGCCGAAACCAAGGTGAACATGGAGGGTATAAAGCACCATAGCGTCAATGTCATCGGCGTACCGCCTGTCGGCTTCCACGACCTGACGATTGATTTCCATCTCCATCGCTTTCTTCTCGGCGGCAGTTAAGACCGCACCAAACACCTTGCCGCCAGCTTTCTTCACCCTCATGCCACAATGTCCTCGAAGAAGACGGGGTAGGTCTGTTTCAACAGGGTCAGCAGCATATTGGCAACGATCCGCATATCGGGGTGAGCCGCAGGAGCGCAACGGAGTTTACAGAAATGTCGCCATTCTCTGAGATCGGCGGTCATGACCACCTCGGTTTTTAGGCTGTTCGGAAGGACAGATCGAGCTTCCTGCGGGCTGCAACCCTCGTTCAGCAGATCGAAGTAGGCAACCTCGGCGTTCTTGCACGACCGCTTCCAGATACGGTAGGGGGAGTCGGTGTCGGCAAAAGTGCAAGGACGAACGACGGTGATCTCGCCGCCGAAGCCCTCTTTGCCGTAATTGCAGTACCGAGTGGACTCCTGACAGAACGCTGCCAGACGGTGGCGGACGATCTCGTGGCTCACGCCCCGGTCACAGATAAAGCGGACAGTGAGAGAGCCATGCTCGATGACAGCTTCGTGACCACGCTTGATAATGCCCCGGACAAACTTCTCTGCGCTTCCGTCCGTGATTTTGTCCTCGGACTTGTAGCAAGTACGCCCAGCAGCTTCGATGGTGGTCAGAAGGGTCTTATAATCAGGAGCGTTGATAAGCTCCACAGAAGGTTCAATGATCCTCATGCTGCTCGTACTCCTTCCTATGGATACTCTTTTCACTGTCGAACCCGTCAGGGTAACGAGCCAGCAGCTTATCGACATTGTGCTGTGCCACATATTCGAGGGTCATACCCAAGCCGGTCGCCAACTGTGCGACATACCAGAGGACATCTCCCAGCTCGTCAACCATCTTCATCGGGTCGAAGTCATGACCCTGAAACTCGGTCTTTTTCAGAATGTCAATACACTCTCCGGCTTCGCCGTTCAGACCGTAACAGCCGTTGCGAACCTTATCCCATGAAGTCAGGTCGCCGGAAGTGCGCTCGGCGGCTTTCTGATAATCATTCAGCGTCATCGTTCATATCCTCCAATTTCATGAAGCAACCCCAAAAGGTCTGCGATTTCTTCCCGCTGTGATGGCCAAATAAAGGCCGCTGTCCTATCGCTTTCCAAACTTCAGCGGCAGGGATCTGTGTTTCTGCCCATTTGAAAATCAATATGCCATCAGGTTTAAGCACACGCATACACTCTTTGAAACCGTCGTGGAGCATTTCCGGCCAGTTATTGTCGAGTCGGCCATACTTTTTAGCCAACCATGCATTTTCTCCAACCTGACGAAGATGGGGTGGATCCCAGACAATAAGAGCAAACGAATTGTCATCAAACGGAAGATCCGTAAAATCGCATTGGACATCAGGGGCGATAATGCAAGATCTCTCGGACTGACCGTTTCCCGATTTCCAAACACCATGCAGTTCTTCAACTCGTTTGTCTGCATAAATTGCGGCAGGGTGATTTTTATTGAACCATATTGTTCTGGATCCGCAGGTCACATCGAGAATCTTCTTCCGAGGATTCATTACCCGCCACCTCCTTTTCCAACTCTGCATACAACATCATGTGACCGAAGACGGACTCGGACTGGCCGATAGGCCGCAGAACGGTTCTCTTTTTCAGAATCCACCCATCACGCAGAGCCGCATTTACTTCATCGTCAAAGAGGGTGGGATTGTCCAGCCGGTTCCGAATGGTTTTAATCTGCAACATCTTTTGCAACCTCCATCTCCAGCACGGTCATAATGGCGTAGTTGGCGAGATCAATCAGGGTGTCCCGGATAGACTCGTCATTGACCTTCCGCTCACCGCCACGGGAGAGGGTCTTAAAGCGGCTGAGCTTATCACCCAACCGGATACGAGCCATCGCCATTCCTTCTTCGACGAAGGTCTGGTGAAAGCTGTCGCCGTAGTCATGGTTCTTCTGCTCATAGAGCCTGTTGATCTCCTCGCAGATTTCAGCGTGGCGCTGAACCTTGGAGAGCGAACAAATATAGGCTTCTGCCATTGTAGCTTATCCTCACTTTCAACATAGTTTTTAACATACCATTGGCGAGGGAGAGCGTTTTATTTTAGCCCTCCCTCGTACCCGGTATCAGCCAAGGAGAGCTGTCAAATCCATCGGGGTCTTCGGAGCGGTCTGAGAAGCCGCAGGAGCGGTTTTAACAGCAGGGGCAGCAACCGTATTGCTAGAGCCGTCCCAGCCATCAGAGGGGCGTTTATCCGTCAAACGGACGAAGGTAATGCTCTGTCCGGGCTTCCTCTTGTTTTCCTGAACATCATGCTCCACATCGCACTCGATGAAGTGACCAATCAGGTCGGTGTGGTCGATCTCGGTCAGGTCGAAATTGTTGAGGGCGGTCTTGGCGAAGTAGCTGAAAGCGTTGTATGCACCCTCGTTGGGAGAGCCATTAGGTTTCAGCAAAGAGAAGCGCTCGATGTGCTTACTGCCGGTCTGCGTCTGCATATAAATTTCCAGCTTGCCGAAGTCTTCCTTGTACTTTACATCGGTAATCTGAAAGACGTGAGTACCTTCAGGAATGAGGGTGAAACCCTCGGTGAGTCCGATTTTAGCCATTGTTTTTGTCCTCCTTTATGGTATAAAAATTAAGCTGTTCTGTGTACTCGCAGGGGAAGATGATACCAACCAACTGGTCTTCGTCGTCGGGATATTTAGCGTACTGCTTGACCAGCAGGGCTTTCGGTACGCTCTTATCGCTTTCCAGATCGTAAGCGTACAGAATTTCGCAGAAGTCAGATTTCTCGATCAGCGACCAATCATCATTGGTGATGGGAAGGGTCATGGTGCTGTCCTGCGTGGCGAAGATGCGAACACAATCCTTGATTGCGCCGTCCGGCTCAGGCATGATTGCCTTGACCAGCGTGGCGTACTCTGTGCAACCGACCTGAGAAATCAGGCGACCAATGCCGTCAGGCATTTTCTCGTTGCTGTACCCGGTCACGCTGCGGATACCATCGGGAATAAGCATAAGTACGGACGGGGAAGCAAGCCAGCGTTCGTCCACGTACTCGTAGATAGCGCCGCCATCAGGGGCGAGGGACTTCACGAATTTAGAAAACTTCATAATTAAACCTCCTCGCAATCATCAAATTCGATTTCAGAATCCGGGAAAACGCACCGTTCATCCTCGGAAGTGAGGACGCCAACGAGACAGTCACAGCTTCCCATTCCTGCGTAATTCGTGAGTCCGCCGAACTCGTCAGTTGCTTTTTCGAGTGCTTCTTCTTCGTTTTTTGCTTCAACGACCATACTGCAAACCACTGTCGTATGACCATAAACACGGAATTTTTTCATTACGCACCTTCTTTCCGGGTTTTCAGGGAAATGCGGTAGCTGTCCTCAGTGGTCGCGTACTTTGCCAGAATACCGTCCGCTTCCATAGCGTCCTTGTCGATCTTCGTGGTAGAAGTGTGGATGACTTCCCACTTATAGGTAGAGCCAACGATAGACACCTTCTTGTCACCGTCACGAAACTGAGCGATTGCGGCTTTCTTAATCATGTCGGTCAAGACCTTGTACCGCTTCTCGTCCTCAGCCACCTCAGCGGCGTGAGCATCCAGCTTGACTTTCAGGTCTTCGGCTTCCTTGACCAGCGCCACCATATCCGTTTCAGGAGACAGGTTGTTGGTGCGGAGGGTTTTCAGGATTTCAGCGTCCTTTCGCTCGTCAAAAGCAGGGGAAATACCGCTCTCAACGAAGTCCTTCCACCATTTCAGGGCGGGCTTCACATACTTCTTCTCGAAGTCAGGATACCGCTCAGACACCTTGAAGGGGCGAGTGATGGTATTCTCACCGCTACACACGAACTTCTCAGGCTCATCGTAGTCCTTGGGTTCAAGGAAGGAAGCGACCATAATAACCTCGTCCACGCCGAGAAGGTAAGCGTACAACGCCGCCTGCAAGGCATAATACTCAGGAATATCGTCCTTCCAGTCCTCGACACGCTTAG